AAGTATCGTGCGACTGTTCTTCAGGTTGAAAATGTGTTGAGTCTTATTGGCGATGTACCAAGTGGTATTTCAATTACCAGAGTTGTTGGCGCCATGCAGAGTCCACGAAGCAGAGACACAAAACTTAGCGCTGAAGGATTGCGTAGCGGTAGTGCCGACAGAAAATCGTTTTCTGCGGCTCGTCGTGCCGCTTCAAGGGTTCCAGATTCTGAAACTGGGCGCGGAAGACAAAGGGTTACGCTTAGTGACCCTAGCGTAAAGTCTAAAGGGCGAAGTGGCAAAGCAAAGCGCAAGAGCAGCCCGCAGCAAAGAGTGCAAGAAGCAAGGCGCAAAGGCAAGACGAAAAAAGGGTCTAGTAAGTACAAGATAATCTATGCAGATGGGCAAATTTTCCGCATTAAAAGATAGAGAGCGACGAATTTCTAAAGTTCCGCAGAAGAAAGCGCAGATAGTTCTGTGGCTACTCACATAGCCGACATTCCGAAGCCGTTCTACTGTTTCGTTGCTAACGAGTTTCTGTACGACCATCAGGAAGGTTTCGGGGAGTTCACTGAATGTATGGCGTATGGGCTTTCTTCTCTTCCTAGTCGTGCTTGGGGTATTTCAATCCTGTTGAGCAACGGTGCGCTGGTTCAACACATCCCGTTGCACGCTCTCACTGTTGACCCGCCGATGAAGCACCATCACCCTCTTGACCATCTTCAAATCTGGTCGTGTTTTGGCTGGGATTTCGTAACCCATGAATACGATTTCTTGTCTGAGATGCCAGTCAAGGTTTACATGAAGTCGGGCAAGTGGGAAGCAGGCAGGTATCTTTTCACTGCGGCACCATACGGCGACGAGTATTCAAGCGTTCCCGACCAGCACAAGCACTACAACTTCATAGAACTGGAATGCGGCCAGATAGGGGCTTACCCTGGGAATAGGTGCCTGTTCTACGACTCGTCTTTCGTGGAATTGCCCACAGAAAGACCGAAATACCGCACAAACACTCACACTTGGTATGTTGAAGAATTCGGTGAGGATGCCGCCTTTGATGACCAGATAGCACCATCAACTTCTCTGTAATCCGCAAAAAGGTGTTGATTGTGTCTCTACGAACCGCTACGGTTGTGAGCCGTAATGAAGAAAAAGGCGAACCGCTTGACAGACATGGAATTTGATGAGGTATCGTTGGTGACACGACCAGCGAATCAACTCAGCAAGGTCGTCTTATTCAAAAGCGATGTAGTTTCGGAGGAAACCGTGGATAACACTGAAGTAGAAGATGTGACGGAACAGGCTGAAGAGCAGGAAGAGATTGCCAAAGGCAAGAAGATGAAGAAGGGCAAGAAAGAAATGCCCGCTTTCCTGAAAGAGAAGATGGAAAAAGAAGAAGACGAAGACGAAGACGAAGAGATGGAAAAGGAATACGACGAAGAAGACGATGAAGAAGAAATGCCCATGAAGAAAGGCAAAGGCAAGATGAAGAAGGATGACGAAGGCGAGATTGAGATTCCTGCCGAAGTGTACGACTACATTGAGACACTTGAAGCGGCGAATGCGGAACTCGTGGATACGCTTTCCAAGTTGGCTGAAGAGGAAGAAGCGGCGCAGGAAGAAATCCTGAAGTCGGCTGACCCGCAACTGGTTGCCATTGTCAAAGGTTTGGAAGAGCGTGCTTATGCGGCGGAAGCGATTGCTAATGCCGAGCGCGACCACCGCCTTGAGCAGGAGTATGTGTCAAAGGCGGCAACGCTGAAGCACCTGCCCATCAAAGCGGATGATTTCGGCAAAGTTCTGAAGGGTGTCGCTGATGTTCTTAGCGAAGAGCAGTTCAAGGTAATCTGGCAGGTTCTTTCGGCAGCGAATGCCAATCTGTCTAACTCGTCAGTGTTCGGTGAAGTCGGCAAGTCTGGAACGCTGGATGCCGATGGCCCGATGTCCGTGATTGAAAAAGCGGCTGCGGCACTGCGACAGGTTGACCCATCACTTACCCGTGAGCAGTCAATTGCGAAAGCGGTTTCGGCTGACGCAAATCTCTACAAGCAATATGTCAACGAGAGGAAATAAGTAGACATGGCGTACAAGGGTTCACAACCATTCAAAATCACTTTGAAGGCGGGTGCAGACCTGTCTGCAAAGCAGTACCACTTCATGAAGTTGGATGCCAGCGGCGATGCAGTCGTTTGCTCAGGCGCAACCGACAAGCCAGTTGGCGTGCGTCAGAACAAGCCAACTTCGGGTCAGGCGGCAGAGATTGTCGTCGCTGGGCTGACGAAGATTTCTTCGGATGCGGCGCTGGCAATCGGCGCTCTCATCGGCACCAGCGCAGATGGTCAGGCAGATGCCAAGACTCCTGGCAGCGATACGACTGAATATGTCGTTGGTACGGTTCTCACCACGACTGGTGCGGCAGATGTCATCGGTTCGGCTCTCGTAAATTGCGCTAACCCGCACCGAGCGGCCTAAGTCAAAGAAAGAAATAGGAGAAAAAAGAAATGGCACAGCCAACTTCCTCAGATGTCCATGTTGATGCGATTCTGACCAACATCAGCGTTGCATACATTCAAGAGCAGGCGGCGTATGTCGCTAGCCGAATCTTCCCCACGGTTCCCGTTGAGAAGCAGAGCGACAAATACTTCGTCTACACGAAGGGTGACTGGTTCCGTGACGAAGCGCAACTTCGTGCGCCAGCCACCGAGTCGGCAGGTTCGGGCTACACGCTCAGCACCGCCACCTACAGCGCTGATGTGTACGCATTCCATAAGGATGTGGATGACCAAGTGCGTGCGAATGCAGACAATCCGTTGAACCCTGACCGTGATGCCACGACCTTCGTGACACAGCGCATGCTTCTCCGCCAGGAGATTCAGTGGGCTTCGGACTTCTTCAAGACGGGTGTGTGGGCGAACGATGTGACCCCAAGCAGCCTGTGGAGTGACTACACGGCTTCTGACCCGATTGGCGATGTGGAGACAGGCAAGGCGACCATGTTGAACGCAACTGGTTACCTGCCGAACACGCTCGTCATGGGTTACGATGTGTTCCGTCAACTGCGTCACCATCCCGACATTGTTGACCGTGTGAAGTACACCAGCGCAGAGAATGTCACGGAAGACATTCTTGCCCGATTCTTCGGTGTTGACCGAATTCTTGTGGCTCGTGCCATCAAGAACAGCGGTGCGGAAGGTGCGGCGAACTCGTTCGCTAGTGTCTACGGCAAGAACGCTGCTCTCTACTATGTGGCACCATCACCTGGATTGCTGACTCCTTCGGCTGGCTACACTTTCGCTTGGCGAGGTGTGTCGGATGGCATGGGTGCGAACATCGGTATCACCCGATTCCGTATGCCAGAACTTCGTGCAGACCGCATTGAAGCGCAGATGTCGTGGGATAACAAGGTCATCGCAAGCGACCTCGGTTACTTCTTCAGCGCCTGCGTTGCCTGATTACCAACAAGTTAGGAGACAACAACAATGAATCGTCTTACTAAAGGGCAGGCGGCTGTTGGTGCGCTAGTGGTGGGTAGTGCCAATACGGTCTACAAGATTGACTTCGGTACGACCTCGCTTAACCCTGCTTCAATCCCAGCAACGACTCGTGCTGGTACGACCTTCACGCTGACTGGTGCAGCAGTTACCGATGCAATCGTGCTGAATCCGCCTGCTGACCTCAACGACGACCTTATCTTCGTCGGTGCGACGGTCACTGCGGCTGACACGGTGACGGTGTATCTCTACAATCCGACTGCGGGCGCAATTGACGATTCTGCTCGCACTTGGTCGTACCTCTGGATAGATACCACCGCCTGATTTACAACTTCAACAAGAGAAAGTGACCTATCGTGTCCGTGAAAGACCCTCTGATTGCATCGGTGAAGCCGAAGACGCACTGGTTCATCGTTTTGCGTGCCTTTGATGGCAACGGCGTGAAGTATGTTCGTGGAGAAGTAGTCAGCGTTGATGGCTGGAGACATACATCCATGCTGGAACAACGCCGATACATTGCGCCTCTGCCATACGGTGCGGATGTTCCAGATGAATCGTTCGTAGATGGCGTGAAGCGCAGGATGATTAACCATTCGCAAGAGTTGGAACCGAAGAAGCGCAAGCGCTCTTAGGGCTTGATGCCTTGATTTAGAATGACACAAGGAGTGTGTTATGACTTGGAGTTATTCTGGCAATCCAGCCGATTCAACTAGGGATGCCGTTCGCTTCTTAATCGGTGACACTGACACAACCGACCAACTGATAAGCAACGAAGAAATAAACTATTTCGTTACTGAGTTCGGCAATGCACGCCGTTCGGCATCGGAAGCGGCTCGTTCCATTGCGGCGAAGTTTGCCAGATTGATGAATCGTTCAATCGGTGGTCTTAGTGCGGATTTCTCGGCAAAGTATCGGCAGTATCTGGAACTCGCTGACAATCTTCTTTCTAAGGAAGAAATGTCGCCCGTTGCATTGTACATTTCTGGATACAGCCGCAGTGAGAAGGAAGCGGTTGAACTTGATACTGACCGTGAACCGACATTCTCTCGGAAAGGGATTATGGATAATCCGAGGTATCAGCCTTCGGATGAATCACCATACGATTATCGCAGGGTGTCGTAATGGCACTTGACAGGCAGTTGCTCACATTCATGCCGCATACGGTGACGATTGCACCATACACGGCGAAAAATAACTACGGCGAAGACACTTACATGGCGACTCGTACTGCCGCCGCTTATGTTGAACCCGACAAACAGATTCTGGATGGTACGCAGATTGACCAAGAAACACGCTCAAAGACGGCATACATCAATGACACATCCATAACGCTGCGAGACAAGATAACGCTTCCTGACGGTTCAACACCGAATATTACGAGCGTCACTATTCATACGGCAGTGGTAGGTCTTGAACATTCTGAAGTGAGGTTTGCGTGACCGTATTTCAGTTGAAAGTAGTCAAACTCAAGAACGATTTTGACAAGATTTCTGGTGCCACTGTCAAAGATTTGAAGGCAGCGCTGTACCAAGAAGCGGAAACCATCATGACTGCTTCTAAGCGAGATTATGTTCCTATCAAGACTGGCGCTCTTAGAAATAGCGGAACCGTTTATCTTCCAGAAGAAATGCCTGACAGGGTGCAGGTTAGGCTTGGGTTCGGCGGTGCCTCTGCACCATACGCTGCAATAGTTCACGAATACCCGAAGAGTTATGGTCAGGGTAAAAACAAGTATCTATCCATTCCGCTCGGCATTTCCGCCAAGAACATGGCTTCTCGTATCGCAGAAAAGATGAAGCGTGCCGCAAGGAGTCGTAGATAGTGTCGGTTCTGGAAGATTTGGGCGGTTATCTTGATGCGCAAACTGGAAGCCTGACGCTAGGCACGAACCTCTTCTACGGTTTGATGCCAGAAACCGTGGATAATGTCGTCGCCTTGTTTGAGAATGCTGGTGCGCCACCGAACTTCACTATGGGGAGTGTCAATCTTCCGCAGATGGAACGCCCCCAACTTCAGGTTCTGTTGCGGAACACTTCGTATTCAAGCGGTAGAACTCTTGCCGACAGTGTGTACCGCATCCTGACAGCCATTGCGAACCAGACAATCAATACGAATAGTTATCTCAGGGTAGAAGCGCTTGGAATGCCACAGGTTCTGGAGAGAGATGCCAGCAAGCGTGTCGTTTTCACCATGAACTTTGATGTGGTACGACTCCTTGCCGTAGCGCCGTGACCACACCGAACCCCTACGGTGAAGGGGCAACGAAAGACGAGAAGCCTAGGTGCTGGCGATGCGGTAAATTACTGGCAGAAACATTGACTAGACCATGGGTAATCGCCTGCACTCGTTGCAAAGCCAAGAACACCAAAGAATGACTTGATATTCGCAGTTTGTTGCGAGTACGGTATTACCACAACTTTATTTCGTGTCTTAGTGACCTCGGATTGACTGCCATCGTGCGCTCGTCGCCCCAGTCCTTGCGATGACGCTACGGCATTGGAGGACAACGATGGCAACTTACAAGGCACTTACAGGGCTTGATTACGGCAAGCCTTCTAAGCGTGTTGAGGCAGGCGAACTTGTTAGCGACCTACCACCTGCGGCGGTCAAGTGGCTTCTGGAACAGAACCTGATTGAGTTGTCAAGCGGAAAGTCGGCATCAGCGCCTGTCTCGAAAGGGGATGATAAATAATGGCTTTCATTCACGGTAAGAGTGCAATCATTCTGCATAACGAGTTTGACCTGTCTTCGTTTTTCAATGATGCCAGCACCAGTCGTTCGGTAGAAACGGCAGAGACAACTGCTTTCGGAAGTTCGGCAAAGTCGTACATCACTGG